TCCACTATCAGGATCTGCTATTTCAGCTATGTCATTAAAGATTCCTGTTCCACAACGCCAAAGCTTTATCTTTGGATTTTCGTCTGAACGATCTATAACATTGACATAGTATTGTTTCTTAGCCTTATATCCTTTGTCTCCTGTCTCATCAAACTTCTTACATATTGGACAAATTATTGATCCCTTTTTCTTTCCAAGGCATGCTGCAAACCTTGTTCCTGATTCTCCATCATCTGTGTATCCTGGGAACCAATGAACCCATGCACCTTCAAAATTATTATTTACTATTCGTATCTTTTTCTTTGTCTTCTCTCCTTTAGGTGGAGCTTCGACTGAGAAGTATCTTACACCGTCACCGCCTCCCTTTGTGTTCCTTGCTGCTTCTTTTTGCCAATCTTTTCCCATTATGTATCCCTTAATGCTTGACGTATTTTTGGAATTTCTATTACGTCGTTATCAATAAATCTATTAAGTATATGTCCTTGTGACACTAGCATATCTTTTCTCTCTCGCCAAGACTTATAAAGTACATCTAATATATCAACAGTCTCAGTCCATTTTCCAATCAACTTAACGAACCTTTCTGCTTCATCATTATACTTGTTATCTATCTCAGCATCTACATCCTCCTTTGTTGGTGACTTTCTAATTTTCTCAGCTTTCCATTTCTTAGAAAGCACCATGTTCATCTTTCCACGTTTCTCTCTCCTCCATGCTTTTTCTTCTTGTTCTAATGCTGCAAGTCTTCTTTTTGCTTTTGCAAGAACAACACCATACTTAGCAGACTGTGCAGGTTGTGATGCAAAAGCTTTTTGTAGTAATAAAGGATCATTTGGATCGAAGTCTAATAGCTCTTCAAGGACATCTGCTTTGAAGATCTCATCACCAATCTTAACCTTTATTGTTAAAAAATCCTTACCGATCTTTTCATGTAGCTCTCTTGCAAATTCACTTTTACTTTTTTTACTGATCGGTCTTGGCATCTGTTGTCTTCTTTGCTCGTATCATACGAATTGGCCAATTTGTTATAAAATATTTTGAAGTTATTTTAAATTGCTCAAATACGTTTGATATATCTTGCTTAAGCTTCTCATACTCAGATCCTTCAACAAAAAGTTCATCAGATCCAATAGTGATTGTTGTCATTCTCTTTTTGAGTTTTGCAACATCATATGTTTTGAACTTAACATAAGGGCCAGTTACAAGAAAAGCTGTATTTGAAAACTTTTCGGGATCGGCCTTTACAATAGCATTAAGCGTCTCAGTCAAATCTGCTATTTCATTTTCATCTGGAAATAATGAATGCTCAATTGATCCAATTTCAACATGTACAATTTTATCTTTTATTGGCTTGTTGAAAAAAGTTGCCTTTATTATTCCTCCCAGTATCTTTCCACTAAACGATTTAATCATTGGTTCTTCTATCGGCTCTTGCATTTCAAATCCTCCTATTCTAATTCGAGTTTTCTAAGATAACAATTGTCTCTTGTGCTAAGCATGAAGCTTAGCTTTCCTTTGTACTCATTCACCTTAAGGTTACCATAGACTAATGATCCTGTGGTAATCTTATCTTTCAATTTCTCCCATGAGTCTGCAAACAATGTAACTGATGAACTCTTCTTAAAGAATTGTATATCTATGAATGCCATCACTCCACCTTTTGCTTTATGCTCACGAACCTTTCTCACAATTCCACCAACTCTAACTACGTTCCCAGGACCCAATTCAAATGCTCTTTGTATAGATGAGCATTCATAGTTGTCATGCAATTTAACAAACAACTCTTCCAATACACTATCACTGAATTCAAATTCATATGCAAGTTTCTCATTTTCAAGTATTTGCATTGTTGACCATACTTCTTTTTTAATTTTGTCTCTATCTTTTTTCTTTGCTTTCATCTTCATAAACTTGTACATTATATTCCATCTTTTTCCAAACTTATCAAATGCACCAGCTCGTATCAGAGACATCACAGCATTCTTATTTACTCTATGTCCTTTTATTTTTTTGATAAAATCATTGAAATCTTCATATGGTCTGCTATCAACAATAGCTTTACCGGCTTTGCTTATATACTTTAAATGTGAAATGGGATACCTTATATTTTTTCCCTGTGGTCTGAATGTCAATGTCGATTTGTTGATATCAACGGGTAGCACTTTTATCTTGTATCTTAGTGCATCCTTTACATACATGAGTGTCTTTACTTTGTCAGAAAAGTTTAATATGCTACAAAAGAATTCAATAGGATAATTAACCTTCAACCACATACATTGATAACCAATGTATGCGTACGAGACAGAATGGCTTCTATTGAATCCATACCTTGCAAATTTGTACATTGATTCCCAAATAAATTCAGCATCTTTTTGTTTTACATTCTTTACTGCACCTTCAAGGAACTTAACTTTAAGAACCTTGATCATTTTTTTCCTTGCTTTCTCTTTAGTTACATCCTTTTCTTTTTTCATTAATGCTTTACGCAGCTTATCAGCTTCTTCTAATGAAAATCCAGCCAATTTCTTAGCAGTCTCAAGAACCTGCTCCTGAAATACAATTACACCATACGTCTTAGGAAGAAGCTTTCTCATTGCAGGTTTGATTAACTCCAATGTTTGTTCATCTTCCTCTCCATTTTTCATTTTGTTATAAATGATATCCATGCCCCCATCCAAAGGGCCAGGTCTGTCCAAAGCATTCAATGCAGCAAGATCTTCAAATGTGTCTGCTCTCATTGCCTTCAACATTCTCTGCATGTTTGGAGTTTCAAACTGAAATGAGCCAAGTGATCTTCCCTTTGACATTTTTTCATATACTTTTTTGTCATCCAAAGGTAATTTATCAATATCAATTTTTATACCATGGCGCTTTTCAATCATCTTGACTGCACCATAAAGAATATCCAAAGTCTTAATTGCAAGTATGTCATATTTAACAAAGCCATTAGGTGTAAGTTCTTTTCTTGTAGTTCCCTCCGTCCAACCAACATTAACCTTGTCACCTTTACGTTGAAGAGCAACTAAAGAACTTAATGGTGTTGGTGTTATCACAACACCCGCAGGATGCTTTGACATGTTTCTTATTCTTCCCATTAACTTCATAGCTATCTTCAATACTTTTTCATGTACTTCATGGTCTGAAATAAATGCTTCAATTTCCTTTGGATATAATTCTTCTAATTCTTCTAATGTTGTTACATCTTTAATCTTACCATCATTTATAGAACTTGTGAGTTTGTTTGTTGCAGTAAAGTTACCACCCATCACTCTACTGACATCTTTCAATGATGATTTTAATTTCATATTCTGGAATGCAGTAACTTCAGCTACTCTATCTTCACCATATTTACTTACTAGATATTGCTTGACTTCATCTCGCCTTGCAGACTCAAAGTCAACGTCAATATCAGGCATTTCCTTTCGTCCTGGATTGATAAATCGCTCAAACATTAAATCATGTAAGATAGGATCCAATCCCGTTATTCCAAGAAGATAGCAAACTAAAGAACCAGCAGCAGATCCACGACCAACACCAACTGATATTCCTTTTCCTCTTGCATGCCAAATTGCATCAGCTAAAATTACAAAGTATGCATCCAATCCTAATGCAATAATAATTTCCAATTCATATTGGGAGCGCTTTTCATAAACAGTTCCTTTTACGCCTCTCCATTTAAAGCCCTTAACAACAAAGTCTCTAATAACTTGCTCCATTGTCTTATCGCCAGTATCCATAACAGGATACTTTGGTTCTTTGTCTAACTCCCAATGTTCTATTTTATCTTCTATCTTTGAAGATTCTTTCATTGACTTTATGAATGTTTCTTTGTCCATATAAGATGAATGCCATTTCTTCCAGCTATCTTTCATCTCACCATATGACTTCATCCATAATTGTTTTGAACTGATCTCCCATGGCATCTTAACTTTCTCACCACGTTCAATTGCTTCAATTGCTTTTGTTCGATCTTTCCATGTTTTCTTTTGCATGATAAGTATCATCATATCTTGCAAAATTGCGTCTTCCTTATTTGCATAATGTGCATCAGTCGTTATGACTGTTGGAATCTTTAAATTCCTCGATATCTCTAGTAATCCTTGATTTACTTTTGGCTGTAAGTGAAAATCACTAACTTGCATTTCCAAATAAAAATCGTTACCAAACACATTCTTAAATTTCTTTGCCCACTTACTTGCTTTATTTGGTTTGTCTTTTACTATGTTTGCAGCAACTATACCCGATGCACATCCTGATAGGCATATTATTCCTTCATGGAATTTTTCCAATGTTTTAAAATCAATTCGAGGTTTTACATAAAAACCTTTTTGATGCGCATGTGCATTCAATTGAAGTAGATTCTTCCAACCCACCTTATTCTTTGCAAGTAAGATTAGATGAAATCTACCTCCACCTTTTTCTCTACTTAATGAATCTTTTGCAAAATAGAACTCACCACCCATAATTGGTTTTATTCCACGTGCATTACATTCATTTGATAGACTCATTGTTGCATTGATATTACCATGATCTGTGACTGCAACAGCAGTATGCCCAAGCTCTATACTCCTATCTACAATCTCCTTGATTGAACTTACACCATCAAGGATTGAATTTTCACTATGCAGATGAAGTTGAGTGTATTTCATGTTACCAGCTTTTTGAAGTAAGGATCAGATATGGCTATTATTTCTTTTAACATTTTATTTTTAGAATTATCTTCTTTTGTTTTTCTCATTGCAAGAAAATAAAAAAGATTTTTCCAATAATCATTTGGAGCTTCTTCAGTGCTCTTCAATAATGAACTATCGAGACTATGATTTCTCAAGTACTTTTCAATTCTTATAAGCCAATCAAGCCCATCAAAATTATAATTGTCCATAAGATTCATTGTGTTCTTTTCACCAAATAATTCTTTACTGTTCTTCTCATACTCATCTATTACATCGTTTATCCTGTCTGAGTCTCTTTCATACATATGCAGTGAGCCAACCATATGTGTGTATGTTCCCATTCCAAAACTAGTATCATTATTCAATCTTGTTGATACGTATTCCTGAATCATTGTAAAATTAAAAAGATCGTATGGTAATCCAAGAAGAACATCATTGCTTCTCATGTATGTGATCATATGTAACTTATAATCGCGAATGAAAAACTGAAATAAGATTGTGCAAGGAACATCTTTTGTCTTTTGTACAACATCACTAGGTTGAAAAATTATTATCATTGCTTGCCTTGAATCTGGATCTTCTTCAAGCTTTTTAATAACATTTTCCAATTGATGAAATTTATTAATGCGCTTGCCGTATGCACCATGCATTGTCTTTCCATCATCTGAATAATTTGCTATTACTGAATTGTAATATGAAATCATTGCAACATCATTACTACCACTCATGATCCATAACCACTCAGCAACCATGAATGAAAAGTTTATATTCCTCTCCTTATTGAATATAACTCTGTTACGAGGGCTAGTGATACAAAATGAATGACCGATTATTTCTTTACATTTTTGACCACGAGGCTCGCAACTTAACCCATTTGCTCTAACATAGCTTAGTGTATTATAGTAAGCTTCTTCTACGCTGTTGTATGTATGTATCATGATTTAGCCATTTTATAGAATTTCTTTTCCCATACATCTAAATTAAATGTATTATCTTGATTCATATCCATAAAATATTTTTTCTGGTATATTGAATACATTAGTTTCATTTCAGAGTTTTCAATACTTTCAATGAATTTTATAAGCTCACCAACATCACCAGTGTTCTGGCATAACTGCTCTGAGTACTCAAATTCTTTTGGAATAAACATTGGAATATGATTCCATATTGCTTCAGTTATTCTTGCTGCACAAAATCCAACCTTAGAATAATTATCTTTTGATAATATGATTGTTGATCCAAAGCCTTGCATGATTTCCTCAGCTTTTGCAAAGTTTATTCTTTCATGAAATTTCACATTTGGATAAACATCAGATAATACATCAGCTGTTCTATATTTCAACCAATTTCCCCAAACATGAATTTGATTATTAAATGTCTGAGCTGCTGGCAATATGTACTTATTGAACTGAGTGTCACGTTCATAATTGTTACCAACATATCCAAGCCTATGGCTTCTATTCCAATTGCCTTTTAATCCAGCAAACTCATGATCACGATTGGCAAGTTCTTTGAAGTCCAATGGTGTAAACAATTGGTTGAACCTAACACCAGACATATTCATTTCTTTTTTAACAAGTAAATGATCAATTGCTGATACGCAAATTTCAAAGTTATAATCTCTACATGCTAAAAGATCTTCTGGTGTCAGCTTCATATCTTTATCCCAGAATATAAGCTTTGCACCTGCCTTGCCATAATGATGTATCAATTCCCATTGACGTCTAAGATCTTGATCACATGCACCTAAAGAATACCCGAGTTGATCTCCTGCTCTCCACTTTTTAACTTCATCCATGTTCAAGCAATTACGACAGTCTGTAGGAATCGGCCAACGCCATTCAAATAATACTACATCAAGTTCTGGAAACTCTCCAAGGTTTGTTATAAGATTACCTGCCCAATCGGGATAAACACCTGAACCATTTTCATTTGGAAATTCTTTTCTATCTCTATCTTCTTGCATCCACCAAACTTCATTTGCCTTCTTATTATTTTCCTCACGTTCCAATAATCTTCTTAACCAAAATCTCCTATGAGATCTTCCACCGTCAGGTGTATCAATACCATTTGAAGGATTTATGAATCCCCAGCTTGAAATGCCTATTTTCATGTTATATTATTCCTTATGAATTCAACTGCAAGCTTCTGAACTTTGTTTTCATCATTATTATTTGTATCAATAAAAATCTTTTTCTTTATCTTTGATGACATACATTCGCCTTTAAATCTTAAATCAAGCTTTGTGCAATCATCAAAAGTGTAATCTTTATTTCTTTCTTTGCCAATTCCTCTTTGCATCATTGAATATCCAGATGCGCTTAAGCAAATAAGTAATGCATCATCTTTGAATCTATCATCAATAAAGTCAAAGTTTGTTTTTCTTCTTCCATAAAAGTTTGCATATACTTTTGCTGATACATGGAATCTGTCCATGATAAAGTTTGTATTTGGATACATTGATAAGACTTTTCCTAGTGTTGCATTGATGGCTGATGTTGCAACTGAAAATTCATCATCATTCTTATCAACTTGTATATCACCATGGCGAGTTAATGATGGCCAAATAGGAATATCAAATTCTTCACTTATTCTTTTTGCAACACCAGACTTGCCTGTATTATGTGGTCCCTCAATTACTATTAGCATTTTGATACTTCTTAGGAAAGTGTTCTTTTGAGCAATATTGCTTTTTGTTTTGCTTGCAAAGCCACATAGACCAAGTGTAAATATCTTTTTTACACTTTGGGCATTTACCATAATGATCAGGATCTTTTGTTTTACTCATTTAAAGCTCCAATGAATGAATTAAAAACGAGGAGAAGGGATACCCCTTATATATGGTAGGGGTATCCCGTCCTCATTTACTTACTTGCCGCGTAAAACTTTAGCTGCAGCTTCATAG